AACTAGCCGATTATTTAAAAATTCCTATACACCAAGTAGAAAAATTCACAGTTGATGAGTTCTTAACTTGGATTGTGTTCTTAGAAGATAAGAACAAAAGAGAACAGCAACAAATTAATATGGCAAAAGCCAAATCTAGGAGATAGATGACTAAAAAAGTTAAAATAGATATTGTAGCACAGGATAAAACTAAAGGTGCTATTAACAACACCAAAAAAGGTCTTGATGGTTTAAAAAAATCTGTCTTTAATTTGCGTAATGCTTTCTTAGGTTTAGGCACAGGTTTATTAATTAAGAATTTAGTAAACACAGGTAAAGAAGTTGAAAGTTTAAAAGTAAGATTTAAGTTTTTATTTGGCTCTGCTCAAGAGGGTGCATTAGCATTTGATAACCTTGCAAAATTTGCAGGTAAAGTTCCATTTAGCTTAGAGGATATTGCGTCAGCATCAGGTAATCTTGCAGTTGTATCAAAAGACGCTAAAGATTTAACTCGTATATTAGAGATCACTGGTAATGTTGCTGCAGTAACAGGATTAGACTTTCAAACTACTGCTAGTCAAATTCAAAGAGCCTTTAGTGGTGGTATTGCGGCGGCAGATATATTTAGAGAAAAAGGTGTTAGATCTTTATTAGGTTTTAAACAAGGTGCTAAAGTATCTATTGAAGATACTGTTAAAGCATTTGAAGATGTATTTAGTGGTGATGGTAGGTTCGCCACAGCAACAGACGCACTAGCAGAAACATTTGAGGGAACTATCTCAATGTTAGGTGATAAATTATTCACCTTTAAAAATCAAATTAACGAATCATTCTTTGCTTCACTTAAACAAGCAATGGGTAGTTTAAATACATTCTTTGAAGAAAATGCAAGATCAACAGAGAAACTTGCTATTCATATAGGTAAAACTTTAACCGTTGCGGTGTTAGGTTTAGCTAAAATGTTTAAAACTCTTAAAGATAATTCCGATTTAGTTTTAACTGTTTTTTCTAGTTTAATAGCACTTAAAGTAGCAGGAGTGTTCTATGGAATAGCAACAGCTATAAATGGAATGACCTTTGCAATGAAAGGCTTTAATTTAGCAACAAAGAAAAATATTATATTCGGTGCAATAGCTGTGTTTACAGCCGCAGTTGTTACATTGACTAGTAAATTTAAAGCATTTAAAAACTCAATATCTGATTTAGCACCATCTACAACAGCAGAGGCATTATTAAAAGTAGAAGAAAAAAGATTAGAATTAATACGAGCTACTAAGAAGCAAGAAGATGAATCTAATTTAACAAGAAATTCGCAGAATGTAAGAAGAGTAGAACAACTAACAGAAGAATTAAGAATCTTAGAAGAACAATTAAAAACATTAAGATTAATTGAATCATCTATGGGTGATTCTCAAAGAAAATCTGGTGGTGTCATTCCCCCAACTCCTGAACGAGGAGAAATAACAGCAGGTAAAGACTTAGAAGGTATAATAAAAGCTAATAAAGATGAATTAGACTTATTAATTGAAAAAAATATTGAAGAAAAAGCATTAGTTGATGAACAATTAGCTAAATTAAACGAGGCTCAAAGAAATGCAAAATTAGAGGGTGGTAGACAATTAGGAGAAGAAGAATTAGCTTTACGAGATGAGTTAATTCAAACACAACTTCTAATGGAAGATAACTTCCAAAAGCAAGTAACTGCTATTCACCAAGCAGAAGCAGATAAAAGAGCTGCAATACAAAAACAAAATCTAGATTTATTTAAAGCAGGTAAATTTAGTGAAGTTAATTTTGAAAAGATGTCTAATAAAGACAAATTAAAAGGTACAGCACATCATTTAAGAGAAACACTAGCTGAAACTTCTAAACATAGTAAAAAAGCCTTTAGAATGCAACAGGCGTTAAATATTGGTGAAGCCATAATGAATACTGCGGCAGGTGTTGCAGAAGCATTAAAACTACCATTTCCATTTAATGTTGCAATTGGTGCTTTAAAATTAGCTACAGGTATGGCTCAAGTCCAAACAATTAGAAACCAACAACCACCCGCACAGTTTGGTGGCTCAAGATTACCGAACAGTCCATTTTTAGTTGGAGAAAAAGGGCCTGAATTATTTACACCATCTACTGCAGGAACAGTTACACCTAATCATCAACTTGGTGGTGGTGGTGCAACAGTAAACTTTAATATAACCACAGTAGACGCTCAATCATTTGGAAGCCTACTAGATACAAGACGAGGACAGATTGTAAATATGATTAATTCAGCTTTAAATAATAAAGGTCAGGCGGCTCTAGTATGAGTGGTGCATTTCCTACAAGTCCAATATCTAATGGCATTAACATTAAGAGCAATCAAACAACTATTGTTTCAACAGCTATTAATGGTCGTAGACAAGCAAGACAATTACAAAATCAAAGATGGGAAATGACAGTATCGTTTCCGCCAATGACTAGAGCAAGTTTCGCGCCAATCTTTGCGTTTATCACTGCACAAAGAGGGCGTAAAGAATCATTCACTTATACACCACCGATAATAGATGATTCACTAGGAACAGAAGCAGGATCAGTATTAGTAAACGGAGTACACGCTGTCGCTGACACGACAATAGCTATGGACGCTTTTGGTGCAGATGGCGCAGGTAGATTTAAAGCAGGAGATTTTATTAAGTTTGCAGGTCATACTAAAGTTTATATGGTTATAAGTGATGTAACATCGTCAAGTAATGCAGCAACTGTAACCATAGAGCCACCATTAATAACTGCATTAGCTAATAACGAAGCGGTAACTTATGATAGCGTTCCATTTACAGTAGCATTGAAAAATGATGTTCAAGAGTTTACAGTAGGACAAGACGCATTTTACAGATACGAATTAGATTTTATTGAGGTTATATAATGTCAAGAGGTTTACACTCTACCCTTAAAACAGAATTAGCTACTGATCATTTAGATCAGATACATTTAATTCAATTTACTATTGGTAGTACAATCTATTATAGAACGACAGCTTATTTTGATATTGTATTTGATGGTAATACTTACACAGCTAACGCTACTTTATTAAAAATACCGACTATCACAGAATCAAGTCAAATAGCTACAAGCAATGTTACATTTGATATTGAGGGTGCTAGTCAAACATTTATAAGTTTATTTTTAAATAACGACCATATTCATAGACCTGTTAAAATTATAAGAGCATATTTAACTGACGCAGGTGTGTTAATTGATAATCCTTATACAATATTTTTAGGATATATTTCAGGCTATGCAATTAATGACACTATGACCACAAGCAGAATTACAGTCAATGTTGCTAACCATTGGGCTAACTTTGAAATGAAAAGGGGTCGAAGAACCAATGATAACTCGCAACAACAAATATTCAATGGTGATAAGTTTTTTGAATTTTCTAATGCATTAATGGTTGATATAGAATGGGGAAAAGTTTTAGATGAGCAATAATTATAAAGTTACTTTAGCAACTAAAGACAACATTGTTGATTTACAGAAGTTTGTTAAACAAATGACAGAGGAAGCGGATATGGTTTTTCCTGCATTAAATTTAATGAAAGCTAGTAAATATGGTTTAAAAATGATTAATGATGGAACTGTTATAGTTTTAATTCACGACAAAGAAATAGTTGGTAGTGTTTGTGGTGCAATAGTTGAATGGTGGTTTAGTGATACTAAATATCTAACTGAAATGGGTTTTTGGATTAACAAAGAACACAGAACACCTGAAACTGCTAGTATGTTATTAAAGGCTTTTAAAGCTATTGCCGATAAAAAATTAATGGCTTGTATGCTTAATACTTTAGATGGGAGAGATATACCTGCTAGAGATAAACTTTTTGCTGAACACGATTTTAGGCGTGTAGGCTTTAAATATGGATATGGTGTTTAAATGTGCGATGATGTAGTTGATGATATAAAAGACGCAATTGATGATACTCTTGATTTTTTCGAAGATGTTCTAGACGAAACATTAGACTTTTTCTTAGGTTGGTTAGTTCCTGATATACCTGATCTACCTGACCTAGATTCTTTGCTAAATGGAGATGGTGTACTTGTAAACAAAAGAAATTCAAATTCACCTTTGCCTGTACTTTATGGTACTCGTAGAATAGGTGGTAATATTGTTTTTTTGGGTACTTCATCTGATAATCAATTTTTATATGTAGTTATAGCTATGTGTGAGGGGCAAGTTGCAAGATTTACTGAATTATATATAGATGATATTCTTTATGCTACTTATACAGGCTCAGATTCAAGTTATGGCACAGCACAGACAATTTCTAGTTTAGGAAGCACAAGTTTATTAGAGCCAACTAATACTTCTAATTTAAGTATAGAAACAGATCACCCAGTCTATTCAGCAATTCAAGAAAGTTTAATAACATCTGATTTAGGTAGTGCAATTGACGAAGTATCAGATGAAGTAAATTATCTAACTAACTTTGCTTTTTTTAATGGACACGATGATGGATTAATCGCACACCAATTAACAGGAATGAGTGATTTAGATAATTTAGGGTGGTCATCTTCTCATAATGGTAAAGGCATAGCACACGCTGTTTTTAAGTTTAAATATGATTCAGACGCATTTAATGGCATACCTAAGATTAACTTTGTAATTAGAGGTAAACAAATTCTTACTGATTTAAGTGGAACAAGTTATGCGTACTCTGCAAATCCAGCATTGATTTTGTATGATTACTTAACTTCTACTCGTTATGGTAAAGGCTTATCTGCAAGTGATATAAATACAACTGCATTTACAACAGCCGCAGGAATTTGTAATACTTCTGTTACTCCTTTTACTGGTGCAAGTACAGAAGCATTATTCGAATGTCATACTGCTTTAGGCAATAAGACTAAATTAATAGATAATGTTAAAAAGATATTATCTTCTATGCGGGCTTTCTTTACTTTTAGTGGTGGGCTTTACACAATCAAAGTAGAGGGTACAGGTTCAAGTGTTTTATCTATCACAGAAGATATGATTATTTCAGGCATACAGGTACAAGGTGAAACTAAACAGAAAAGATATAATAGAGTTATAGCAAGGTTTGATAACTCAGAAAAGAACTTTCAACCTGACGAAGTTATTTATCCGCCTAGTGATGAAACTAATGTAGGTGCAGATTTTAAATACGCAACTATGTTAGCTAATGATAATAATGAGGAATTACATTTTGAAATGTCTATGCCTTGTACAGTTAGTCCGTATCAAGCAGAAGATATGGCTGAATTAGTTTTAAAAAGGTCAAGAGCAGGATTGCAGATTAGTTTTTTGGCAACAAGTGAAGCACAAGAATTAGCTATTGGAGATATATTTCAAGTAACACATAGTGGTATGGGATTTAGTACGAGTAATTTTATATGTGTTGGTTTAAGTTTACAGAATAATGGTAATGTAAGCATTAAAGGTTTAGAATATTCTGCTGACGCTTATACTTATAATACTAAATTACAAACAGCCTCACAGCCTACAACATTCTTACCTAGCCCTAAGACTGTTAATGCACCAGTTATTGCTTCTATTTTTAGTGAAGCAGTAAATGTAACTGAGGGTAATTTAAATGTAATAATGACTGTAGGTTTAAGAAATACGCCTGACTTCTTTGTAGATAAATATGAAGTGGTTTACAAAAAGAGTACAGCTTCATTTTATAAATCAGCAGGTATTTCATCAAGCATAGTAAGAGAGATACCAGTTGAAAGTGGAGTAACATATAATGTTAAAGCTAGAGCTATAAATGCGTTAGGCTATAAATCAGCTTATGTAGCTCAAGATCATTATGTAGTAGGGTTTAGTAATCCACCAGCTAATGTTGCAAACTTTTCAATAGACTTTCAAGACGAGATTGCAGTTTTAAAATGGGATCCTTCTACTGATTTAGATTTAGCGTATTATCATATTAGATATTCACCAAATGCTGATGATAGTTATCCTAATAGTATTGTATTAGTTGATAAGGTCAGTCCACCAGCTAACTCAGTCATAGTACCTGCTAAAGCTGGGGTTTATTTCATTAAAGCATTTGATTTATTAGGACACGAAAGTTTAACTGCTGGAAGTGTTATAGGAACTGTAACTGAATTTGCTGGTCAAAACCTTGCAACTACAATAACTGAGGAAACATCATTTGCTGGAACTAAATCTCAAGTTGTTGTTGAAGATAATGCTTTGATTCTTGCTGGTGACGCAGTTACCTTATTTGACGCAGTAAGCGGTGATTTTGACGATAGAGTTGGTTTCTTTGATGAAGTAGATGGATTTGAAAGCACAGGAACATATACATTTGCTAATCAAATTTCATTGGGTGCAAAATATCAAGGTCGAGTATCATCTTTTTTAAATGTAGATCAACTAGATCGAGTTTCATCATTTGACGGACACGCTGGGTTATTTGACTCAGCACAAGGTTTGTTTGATAGTGCTGGTGCTTCACCTAATATGGACGCTAAATTATTTATCTCAACTTCAGATGATAATTCAACTTATACAGCGTTTACACCATTTCAAGATGGTAATTATGAATTTAGATTTGCTAAGTTTCAATTAAAATTAACTTCTGCTGTTAGTTCACAATCACCAAAAGTAAACAACGCACAAGTGAGATTGTTTATGGCTGATAGAACTGATACAGGTTCTAATATAGCAAGTGGTGCTGGTACGAAAGCAGTAACATTTAATAAAGCATTTTTTGCAGAGCCAAGTGTTGTTATTCTTGCACAGAACGCCGCACAGAATATACAAACAACTATCACTAATAAATCGGCAACAGGATTTAGTGTAACCTTTACTAATGCAGGTGGGTCAGCACAAGATATAACCTTTGATTATGTTGCTAACGGACAAGGTAGAGCAATTTAATTGCCAAACAAAACGAATAATAGTATAAACAGGAGAATATATGAGCCAACACGATTACATAATAAATAACGCCACATTTCCTAATGTTAGGTCAGATTTAAATTTAGCTTTGGGTGCAATAGCAACTAATAATTCGGGTGATTCAGCACCAAGCACGACATACGCCAATCAATTTTGGTATGAAACGGACACTAATAAATTGTACATACGCAACGAGGACAATGATGCGTGGATTCACATACTCACTTTAAATCAAACCAATGACACAGTTTCAAGTGTTGAGGGTGCAGGAACTTTTACAGGCATTGACGATCAATCATCTTCTAATGACGATCAAATAACAATTAAAGATGGTGAAGTTGTTATAAATGAAGATTCAGACGATTTAGACTTTAGAGTAGAGAGCAATGGCAATGCCAATGCAATTTTTGTTAATGGTGGTACAGACTCAGTTACTATAGGTGCAAGTGGAGTAGTGCAAACACTTGCAGGTATTCCATTTTATAGTGATACGACAAATGGTTCTATTTATACTCACGATGTATCTGGCACAGATAGTACCGCACAACACAACACTGCTTATGGTATTGCGGCTTTAGACGCAATTACTACTGGAGACCACAATACTGCTATTGGAAGCGAGGCAGGTTCAGCAAACACCACAGGATATTCAAATACCTTTATAGGTAGAGAAGCAGGTAAAGCCAATACGGAAGGTTTTAATAATACTTTTGTTGGTAGAGGTGCTGGTCAATCAAATACTGATGCTGACAGTAACACCTTTATTGGAGACCTTGCTGGTGGTGCAGTTACAACTGGTGGTAACAACATTATGATAGGGCATCTTGCTGGTGATGCTTTTGATACTGAAAGTAATAATTTAGGTATAGGTAAAAGTGCTTTAAGTGGTTCTATATCTGGTGGTGAATTTAATGTAGCTATTGGTAATGGTACACTAGATGTTTTGACTTCGGCTGATTCTAATGTTGCTATTGGATATCAAGCTGGTAGTGGTATTCAAGATGGTGGTTTTAATGTTTTTGTTGGTCAGATAGCTGGATTAGCTACTAATTCAGGAACTGGTAATGTTGCTGTAGGAAGAAATAGTTTAGTTACAAACACAAGTGGGTCTAGAAATGTTGCCCTTGGACAAAATGCTGTAGAATATCCTGATACAGAAAATGACAACGTAGGTATAGGTTATAATGCTCTTGCTGGCTCAATAGCTGGTGGTGAAAACAATGTAGCAGTTGGCAATAACTCACTAGATGCTTTGACTTCAGGAGACGAAAATGCAGTTGTTGGTCATAACGCTGGAACGAGTATGACTACAGGAACTCATAATTCACTAGTAGGTGCGGCTTGTGGTGCTAGCTTACTAGCTGGAAGTTATAATGTAGCAATGGGTAAAGACGCTCTAAGTGGTGCACAAGGTGATAGATATAATACTGCAATAGGTTATGAAGCATTAAAAGTATTTAACACAGGTACATCAGTAAATGATACTGCCAATGTAGCAGTAGGCGTTCAAGCAGGTTTACGAGTAAATACAGGTAGTGCAAATACTCTTATAGGTGGTGAAGCAGGAAATCAAGTTACATCTGGCAGTAATGTTATTTGTTTAGGTAATGGTGCTGGTGGAGGTTCTTCTCCACAGCAAGTAACCACAGGAAGTAATAGATTTGTTTTAGGTAATAATAGTATTACTGATGCATTTATCAAAGTAGATTGGACGGTTACTTCAGATAAACGAGATAAAACAGATATTGAAGCATTAACTATGGGCTTAGATTTTGTAAATCAATTAAATCCTGTAACTTATAGATGGGATATGAGGTCAGATTATGATGATGCAACACCTGATGGCACACATAAAAAACAAAGATTGTCTAGTGGTTTATTAGCCCAAGATGTTGAAGTTTTAGAACGAGAGTATGGTTATAAAGTAGAAGATGAAACTGCTCTTATAACTAGTAAGGGAGAAGATGGTAATTATGGTTTGACTTATCAAAAATTAATACCTGTTTTAATAAATGCAGTAAAAGAACTTTCTGCGGAAATCAAAATTTTAAAAGGAGAATAATATGGCAATAACTAAAGAATGGGTATCAGCTAAACCTAAAACAAATGCTGAGGGTAAGGTTACAGAATGGTTAGTTGAATATAAATATACTGATGGTGACTTTTCTCATACATTTAAAAAATCTGAAAAGATTGAATCACCATCAAAAGCACCTAGTGGATATTCTAAATCTGAAATACTTGGTCTAATGGACGAGGCACATTGGGACGATATGTTTAATAAAAAAAATAATGTTCACAAAAATCCACCAGTAGTAGATACTGTTGATAATAACTTTGATATTAACTCGTTAAGCTAGGAGCAAAAATGGAAGATCAACTTAAACAAACAATTCAAGACTTAGTAAAAATTATTAATGAAAAAGAAATAGCTATTACTAATCTACGACTTAATAATGAATCTCTTTTAAGAGAAATTAAAAACTTAAAAGGGGAAGAAGTTGATGCCGAGTCAGAGCCAAAAGAATAGCGAAACTTTAATTAGGTTAGAGGCTCGAATTGAAACGATAGAGTCAAATCATTTAACACACCTACAATCGAGTGTGGAAAAAATTGAGAAAAGCATTGAGAACATTTGGAAAGTCATAGGCATACTATGTGCTATGTTTATCTTTGTCTTTGCTGATAGTGTTAAATCACTAATAGATATAGTTACTATTTTATAATAGAGGGTTAAATATGACAAAAAGTATATTAATACTTTCTGATACACATTTTCCATACCAACACCCACAATACTTTGAGTGGGTTAAAAAAATAAAAGACCACATAAAATTTTCTAGCGTGATCCATATTGGAGACTTAGTAGACTTTCATTCTATAAGTTTTCATTCTCATTCACCTGAGTTACCTAATATCAAATACGAAATTGATAATGCTAAGAAACATATTCTTAAATTAAGAAAGTTGTTTCCAATGCCAATGCAAATATTAAATGGTAATCACGATATACGAATACAAAGAATGGCAGAAAATGCAAATATGCCTGAGTCTTTTATAAGAGATTTAAATGATATACTTGGTATTGAGAAATCTTGGAAGTGGACTTGGCACGATAAGTTAATAATTACTTTGCCTAACAAGACTAAAGTATTTTTTACACACCATTTTAAATCAAGTGTATTAGCTTCATCAAAAGAATTAGGAATGTCATTCGTGGCAGGACATCAGCATACTCAAAGCAATCTTAGTTATTGGAGTTCACCTACTGCTTTAAACTTTGCAATGACTGTTGGTTGTAGCATTAATCCTAAACACGATGCCTTTAAGTACGCAAAGAATTTTATTAAACGACCAATTATTTCACTTGGCGCAATAGTTGATAATCAACCGATGTTGTTTGCAATGCCAATGGATTCAAATGGTAATTGGAATGGAAAAGTTTGTTGAGTGCATTTAAAAAGCAAGTGGGTGGAACACACTATAAAGAACATAAAATACAGCCTTTTGAGTTTATCCAGGCTAATAATTTAGATTATTTGCAAGGTGTAGTAATCAAGTATATAGTCCGATACAAGGATAAGAACGGAATAGAAGATTTAGATAAGATCATTCACTATTGCGAACTTGAAAAAGAAAGGATTAAAAATGGATCAAAATAGAATGATGTCATTCACACAGAAATTAGTCATAGATGAGTGGAGAGCATTTTGTATATTAGGCTTTGATGTAACACCTGAGGGTTTAGCACCCGAATATATAAGAATTTACATTAAACCTTATGACGGAAGATTAGACCAAGAAGTAAGATCACACGCTAGAACAGTTACTAAGTTATTAGAAAAAGGTGATAGCTTAGAATCAATAGTTGAAGATCATACTAAAGAAAGCATTGTCGGTAACATACTACATTATGTTAAAAACAATATGGAAGATATTATCGCTTGTAAACAAGTAGACAAAGAAGTGAAATTATCAACCGATCCTTATCGTAAAATCAAATAGGAGTACATTATGGAAATACTAAAAAGAGTAAGAGAAGTAGCTTTAATCAAAGTTTCACTTTGGATAGTTGCAGTAGTAGCAATAGGAGCAATCGTTATATTCTAATGATTGACACTAAACAAAGAATACAATCCCACGAGGGCTTTAGTCCTACAGTTTACGAGGACACACTCGGTTATAAAACTGTAGGCTATGGTCATTTAGTTTTAGAAAAAGATAACTTTGTTGTTGGGGAGATATATTCTCCTGAACAGTTACAAGGGGTATTTGAAGAAGATTATAATATTGCGTTTAACAACGCTCACGATTTAATAGAAGATAAAGACATACCATACGATCCTATGGTTGAATCAGTATTAATAGAAATGGCATTTCAATTAGGATTGCCAAGATTAAAGAAATTTATAAAGTTTATAGAGGGCTTACAGGAAGAAGATTACAATAAAGCCGCAGACGAGATGATAGACAGTAGATGGGCTAAACAAACACCTGCTAGAGCCTATGAACTTTCAACACTTATAAGGAATATAAAATAATGTTAGGAAAACTTTTAGGCGGTGGTGGTATAAAAGCTATTGGTGATATAGTTGATGAACTTTATACAAGTGATGAAGAACGCAACGAAGCAAAAATTGCCTTAGAAAAACTACAAGCTAAATTAAAAGAAAAACAAATGGACATCAACCTAGCTGACGCACAAAGTACAGCAGGTGGTTTGGGTGGTTTTATTCAAAGAATATGGCGACCACTTATCGGATTTAGTTGTGCATTGGCTATAATGTTTGAATATGTAATTAAACCTTTCTTAATGTTTTTCCTTGCAACATTTCAAATAGAAATTTTACCTTTGCCTGAAATGGATATGGGAACTCTTATGCCTTTAGTTATGGCATTATTGGGAATGGGAGCATTGCGAACTTATGAAAAAAAATCAGGTATTACCAAATAAGATAAAGGTGGTATTACACCACCCTGCAAATATCTTTACTTTAGTTGAATCGCTTTTAACCATAACAATCTTAAATGAAGTTGTAGCACAATACCAAGTGTTAGATTATTACCCTACCTTAGAACGCACTATAAATTTAGAACGCCTAATTAAAGATAATAAAGATAATATCTATGCCGAGAAAGTTGAATTAGATTGTTTTTATGAATATCGAGAGGTAGAAGATAGTGAACTCTTGGCTAAGAACTTCTCAACCAAGAGCCACGAATTGACGATTAATTAAAGATCCCCAAAATCTTCTTTAAACATTTTAATAAATAACACCACTAGGACTACACTAAGTAATCCTAGAAATGGTAGTAACACATAATATAACATTGCTTCCATTATTTGCCCTTTCAGGGTGGCTTACGCCACCCCCCTTTCTGTTAAGTATTTTTCCATTTTTTCTATTGTGTCTTTGTAAGGCTCAAATTTTTCTCCGTCATCACTCTGAACATTCATAGACCAATATGCTATTCTTTCATCAGATTGACCGATACCACCCTCAAGCATACAATCAGTCATTGAAATTATATTTTTCTTTTCTAATGATCCATATACACCTTTAGTTTGGTTAGTAGTCCAACCTAATTTATTTCCAATTTGTAAAGCAGTTGAAAATAAAAAAGAGTTAGATCCATCAGTACCTTTGATAGCTTCTTCTATTAAGTTTTTTTCTAGTTTAGTTATTGTTGTCATTTTATTCGCCTTTCGTTTGTTTATGTACTCATTATATTAACATTTGTTAATATCTTCAAACAAATAAAACATTATTTTTAATTATTTTTACTAATGTTCCTCTAATGTTCCATAATTAGAACGCATTTTAAGGCTTATATAGGGCTATATCTTATCCTGGTGTATTACCAAGTATCTGTGAGGTAAAAAGGCTTGTATAAGCCTGTTAGAGGGCTTTAAATCGATTTAGGCAAATTACCCCATAATGAGGCGTGATCTAGGCTTAAAAAAGCTACAGTTTTTTCTATTTTATCATTGTCCTCAAATTCAGTAGTCTTAGGACACAGTTTCTTTTCCCAATTCAACCCACCTTGTCTATGCAATCCTTGTAAAGACCAAGCCACAATCTCACCTGAGTCGAATGAATTAACATAATACGCAACTCTGCGAGTATCACACGCTATATCCATAAGGCGTAAATACTTATCTTTCTCGAACATATAATCAGGATAAGTTCCTAAAACGAATTGGCGATGTTTTAGTTCTGCTATGATGTTTTTATTATAAGCGTCATTGAAAGAATATTGGTCATCTGATTTTAATTTTAAGGGACTTAGCTTAAACTTGGCTTGATTTAAAACTTCAATAACTTTTAATTCATTATCTATCATATGCCTTGCTGTAACTCTGCTCTCTTAGTTGAATTATAACCTCGTAATAATTCTATATGGATTTTATGGGTTTCGTACTCTGACCACTTATCACTAAACTCTAATTCAGCGGCATCTAGTAGTTTATCAAACTCAGCTAATTCAGTATCAGCTTTAGCTTTCATTTCAGCGTCTTTAACAGTTGCATTAAATCTATGCTTATTAAATAGCCTAGCCTTTAATCTTTCACGCTGTCGTAATAAAGAATCTACACCTGCTTTAGCGTCCCTAGCATTTTTGCTAAGAATACGAGTTTCTTCTTTTAGTTCATTTAATTCTTGTAGTGTATTCATAATGGGCGAGAGGTTAGCAAATCTAACTGGGGGGAGTAACTAACCTCTCATAAACTCCTTATCTATTTAGTTGGATAAAGAAACTTGTTGCTATGTCTTTCTTTAAGCCTGTATCTAATTTTTGTAAATATTCGTGCTTATGTATAGTTGCAAATATCTTCGCATACAGATCAGCATAATTATTTATCTTAGCTTGAACTGGATCGTCTGAATGACCATTCAATTTATTAGCGCCAAAGTTAAAGTCAGTTTCTTCTTCATCAAGACTATCAGGTAATTCTTCAAGTGTTGCGTCAGGAAAAGCCTTTTTAATATCAGCTATAGGATTTGATGCACCTAAGACTTGCACACCGATTTTTGAAAACTGATCGTAAATGGCGTAGTCCATATAGATTTTAAATGGCATTTTAATCTGATTGCCCTCTACTAACCAATCGGGTATTGCTTCTTGCTCTTTCCAATTAATACTAAAAGTATTGCTATCTTGTTTGAAACCATTTGAACTTTTTATAGATTCATTTTCTTCTAATGGTAAAAGATGTACTTTTATTTTTCCGTAGTTATTTACAGGCTCAATTTGTTTAACCTGACATTGTATTATATTATTCATTTTCTATCACTCCTTTGTATAGATTTATTATTTGTTGTTTAAACTCCTTATCTGAAAAATAGAAGCTACTTAAATCAGGGTAAGGAAATGATAATAACCAATCAGCTTTAGACTTACATTTTTCATCAAGTCTTTCGATTAGTTGTAAATTAAACTTCATTATTTCCCACGCCTCTTTAAGTTTCGCCTCAGGTATCAATAGATAATTAGTTTTTTTATCTGATACATACAATAGAGCAAATTGTCTATTTTCTCCAGTTAATTTCCAATAAAGTGCTTGTTGTAGTATGTGATCATAATTACAGGTTTCCAAGCTACTCGGCACTCGTTTTGTTGTCTTAATATCGGTTACAATGGGTTTAGGTACTTTCTTAAAATAACTAAAATCCAAGAATCCGTGTATATCTCTTTTTAAGCCAAAATCAGCACCCTTACCAAATACTCTTTCTTGGTACTTATCAGGTCGAGCTAATTGCATAGATTGTAATTCATCAGCCATTCTAAAACCACACCCTATTGCAAACTTTAATTCATCATCACTTACACCACCTATTTTTTTCCATTTCTTAGTAGCGTAATCTATTGCTTGTTCCTTAGTAGGATCTTTAGCTAAAATATAATAACCCATTGGCTCGGCTACATTACCACGCTTAGCACTATCGCCATAACCTGACTTAATTTTAAATATTTTTTCAGCTATAAATGCTTGTGGTGCATTTACAATTTTATTACCACTACTAGCTGAGTGTTTATAATTGCCTAGTAAACTCATATAAGCACCATTGTTAATACAACTATAAGTATAATAATTATAGCCATCATTAATCTCCCAAAGGGAGTAAAGTAATTATTCATTGTTATCGCCCTCTTTTATTTTTTGTTTTGCACCTCTTAAGCCCTGTTTGTCAAAACTATCTAATTCTTCACCATTAGTCCACTTAATTAATGCTTTATATTGCCGCCGAGTAAACTTGTATTCTTTTAGGATATATCCGTGTTTAAACATCTCTCTCTCCTAACTCGCAAAAAGCATTATCACAATTTCGACACACACTTTTCTCGTTTATAAAATCTTGTTTACAGGCTTCTTTGCACTCCACACATACATAGCGTATCTGATCAGTGGTTTTATCTTTAGCTATTTCCATACTAATATCTGATGCCCTCTCCCTGTCATACAGTTTTCTACAATTAGTTTTTTCTTATCTGTTAGTTCGGGCATAAGCCAAAGTGTTCTTGGTCTAACTAGCCAGTTATAACCTTTCTTAGTAGCTTCTAATAAATCATTAGTATTATCTTCGGCTATTGCTAAACAAGTATATAGATCATCGTGCTGTCTTTCGGCATTGTGAGCTATGTTACCTGATCCACCTCGACTATCTATCACAGGTGTTGTTGCACACCCTGTAAGACTAAGCAGTAATAGTATTATGATCGCCCTGTTCATTTTTCTCCCTTTCTAATTTTAATCTATTATCAATACATTCTTTCCAAAGAATTTTTTTATTCTTCCCTGTAAGTTCTTTTAGTTCTTCCATTTTTTTGTAATATTCTTCGTGATCTGTTATGTGCAGATTTATCGAAAGATATTTCCAACCATTAAGACTTGGTGTTTTGGGGTGCATTATAAACTCCTTATTAGTTTGGTTATTAAATTTAAAAATATTAAATATTCTTTTACTATTCTTTGATCTTTGTCTTGGTCGATCTCATACATAGAGTCATAGTAAACTTTACTTCTCATAATCTGCTCCTGTACCCTCTATATCAAAGTTTGGAAATACAGTTTCTTCCCATACTAATCTTGCTTCTGTTTCAGTATATGGTTTTAGATTCATTTCTTTTTTTTCATCAGTGTTCCAACGCCACCACCTTTGAAAGTTTTCTTTATGATTATCGTTTACTCTGTACTTAAACTTCTTATAAGTTTTAACTAATCTTTCTTCTTCACTTTTAGTCATCATTGTTTGCCCTTTCTTGGGGGGCTTTCACCCCCCTTTTATTTTAATTAAATTAATGTGTTATAATAATTTTCATAATCTTGTTTTGAATTATAAATTTTACCATTTCTTCCAACATACTTTCCACTATGCTCTGCTAATGCCCACACCTTAGCTTCATCTTTTGCTTTTAATTCATCATTTGAAAATGGAAAATACCAAGCACCTCTTTCTTTAGGAAATTTTTTTCCATCTAATAAAACTTGAACAGTATTGCCGTCCCAATTTTCTTGATATTTAAAATTTATTTTCATTGTTTCGCCTTTCATTTAATTAATAACTGTATATTAACAATTATTGATATCTTGTAAACACCTAATATTGACTTTATTTTTTGGGAGTTTATAAAGGTTTCAGGGTAGCTGACCTCCGAAAATTCGCCCTTTCATTTTAGCTACCCTACTATTTTTATGAAAAATATCATTCGATCTGTTAAGCATTTAAACTACATAAGATCACTTCCTTGTTATATTTCTCATTCAAATCCAAGCCAAGCCTGTCATATAAGAATATTAAGTGATGGCGGAACTGGATTAAAACCTAGTGATTATTACACACTACCTTTCATTCACCAATACCATAAAATGCAAACCGATATAGGAGAGCAAAGTTTTTATAATTTATTTAATATTAATCCTTTTACTTTAGCAAAAGATTTAGTAATAATATCACCCTGTAAGAAAGTTAATAATGACGCTGTAATAAAACAGCTAGAAGAAAGGGCTAAGACTTATGCAAGGATATATCAAGATCAATAGGGCAATATTATTTCACCCAAGTTTACAAAAGAAAGATAGATCACTTTGTGAGATCGGTGCTTTCATTTGGATATTGTTAGAAGCAAGTTTTAAGGAAAGAGACTTTGACATTAAAGGTCAGACTATAAGATTAAAGCGTGGTCAGTTAT